GACGGCTTCCCTAGAAGGAGAACACTACTGCGTGCAGAATGCGATTTAACCCCGTTGTGAGGAACATTAAACGGGGTTGCCCCCGTGCTATGAGAAAGGAGAGGGGGCGTTATTATTATCGGTGCTCGCCACGGGGAAGTCAACCTTGGTCGAGTATCCACAAGTGGCGATCGATGGGATTATAGCGCAAAAGAAAAGGGCTAGCAATCCGAGAACGGCTAACCCATTGCAAGTTTATTTTTCCGCTAATTTTTTAAGCATTGCTTCGACAATATATTTGCCGTAGTCGCTACGCATAAACGAGCGAATATCTTTTTGAGTTACCTTACCTTCTTTGTAATCGGCAACCATACGATCTCTTTCATCGTTGAAGTGCTTTTGATTGATCTTCTCGTTCTCGTCAGCGTATTTATATGCTTCGTCCTCGGTCTTGTGCCTAGTCACATATTTCGTATATGGGTCTTCAAAACCCCAAAAAGGAGAAATGTCGCTTGGCGGAATGATTTGTTTTTTGTATTTTTCGCGGTCGATTGGTTGTTCTTCCTCAATCCCTTTAATAAATTCTTCAAACTTAGGCATATTATTCTCCTTTATTTTTTTCTCTTATCGTAGATGGAAGCAAGTTCATCAATGGACAATTCCTTGTCCTTCTCTCCGTCCATTCCTTTTAAGAAGAACTTTCCGTCTTTTTCTTTGAAGAAGTATGGCGGATAGCCAGCGTTGTCTTCATCGATTAACCGCTTTGCCTTTGCGTATTTGCTAAGAGAAAGTCTATCTGCTGGATACCAGCCGTGGTTTCCTACTCTGCTATAGTCATCTTTCCCTTCATCGTCAATTTGTTGAACTAGGATATGGGTATCTCCCCAAGTTTTTCCGCCTAAACTATCTTCTTTTGGGTCTAAAACACGATATTTATACCCTTCTTTATCGTCAGATAGAATGTCACCGACTTTAAAACCTTTATTTTCCAAAGCGGTTTTCGCGAACCCCTTAATGAACTCTTTGAAGTCTGCCATTTTTACACCTCTATTCTGTATTGCTCCCACGCGTAGCCGTTTGCTTCGCAGTAGGATTTATACCTTTCTATCATATTATCTATTTCTTTCTTCGTTTTGGAAATATCTTTTTTCCCATTGTTCTGCACCAAGAGCATTTTGAGGTCTTGTTTCTTGTTCCTAATCGCTCTTTCCATCGCCCTTATGTTCTGCTCGATCTCCCTTTGTTTCTTCACATCTTCCGCGTCATAGTGCTTCGGGGGGAGTTGCCCATCGAACTTAATCAAATGGTGACGGCAATTGAATCCACAAATGATGTTGTTGGTATAGCCGTATTTGTCCTTCTTCGCCATAATGTCGGGAAGAGAGTATACCCAAAAACGCCCCTCTTTCCTAACCTGCATTTTGGGGTTGATCGCGTGTTCGGTCAAAGAAACCAATTTCCCTTGCCAAGGCGCGCACCTTTTGGAAGCGTCAGGGTGGCTGGAAATCCAATACAAATCGCCCTCTTTCTTCGCGTCTTCCAGCATTTTCATCTGGTGATCGTAGCGGACATCGATCTCGGCTTTTTGCCACAAGGATATGGAGTGCTTCCCCTTCTCGTGGGTGACCGCTGGGGTTTGGGCGAGTTGCGCCATCTTTTGTTTGAGTTGCTTGGAGTAGTCCTGCACCCTCACCGCGCCTTTGGCTTCCTTCCACATCTTTTCGGCTTCCGAGTAGGAATGGGGGAGTTTCTTCTTGGAGAGGTTGATTAACTCATTCGGTGTCTTGACCTTGATACCGAAACTCGCCAATTCCTTCTTCTGCTTTTGGAACGATTTGACTTGGGGTTTGTAGAACAAAAGGATAAAGCGGTTCGCGGAGAATCTTAATCCGTTGATATAGTCGGCTTTGTCCTTGCCGATTCTCTTCTCAACTTCGTTTATTTCCTTGATGATACGCGCCCTAAGGTAGGTTTCGCTCCACATAAGCAAAAGAGCCGTCACGATCAATACCTTAATCCGCGTCTCCGCTTTCTCGAAGATGGGCATAAAGGTTGACTGATAACGGCTATCTGTTGAGAGGGTTTTCCCCGTCATTCGTTAAAACTCCCCTCTTCGTTGAACTCGGTTTGCGCCTGCAACATCATCTCTTCGCGCGTTTTCTTCGCGGTCTCGATTTTGGTTTGCAAGGATTCCTCGTCCAAGTCGGGGTTGAGCGTCCTGATGGCTTCTTCCAAATCAATGAGACCTTGTTGCAGTTCGTTGCCGACCCTGTTCAAAAGGCGGTCTTTGTTGATTAGGGACGGAGAGCCGAAATCGATTTTCACATTCGCTGGAAGCCCTGCCGTGTTCAAGACAGTCTCCACCATCTTGTTCAAGGAGTTTTTGAAGCAACTTCTCGTATGGTAGATGAAAGCGATGGATTGATCGTCCTCGGAATCAATCTGCGTGGCGGTTTGCTGGGGCGTGCTCAAATAGGAAGCGATGACCTTGGGGGACATACCCCATTTGCAAGCGATGTTCCTTAAGCAGTTCTCCTTGATCAGTTGATATTCTTCTCCCCTGATTTGGAACTGCTCAACGATGATTTTCTGCTCGTCAGCGGAAACGCCCTTCATTATCTCCACTTTGGTCTCGCCAACCCCAATTAGGGGAGAGCCGTTTTGCATAGACGCTTCGGGGTTTAGGTCATTGATGTTCAAAGACTTTGGCATATAGACCGTGCCTTTGCCCAAATACATATCCCTTAAGAGATAAGAAGAAGCGATTTCGTAGGTAATCATATCGTCTTGGATTCCGATAAGCATAGAATCGCCAAACTGACTGCCCGTTGGGATAGAGATGTCGCACTCCCCGTTCTTCAAGATGAAAACGCCAAGATCGGGGAACGGAAGTCTCCTCGGCTCGCCAATCCTTATCGCCCCGTATTCGTTTTTGATCATATTGCGGACTTCGAGGGGTATCTCTTCCCAATTTCTACGCGAAGTCGAATAAGACTGCGTTTGGTTGAGGTTATTATAAATGCTTCCTTCCGCTTCGTAGACCTCGTATTCGACAACGGGGTAAACATCGCCTTTCTTCGCTTTCGGCTCAAAGCCGTTTTCCCCGATTTTGATAGTCCCCGTTTCCTCGGTCTTGTAGTATCTATGCTCGCTTAGGATATACTGCTTGGATAGTTTGTTCTCCCCATTCGGAATCGTGTTCACATAGGGGGCGAGCATACACATATACTCCTCAACATTGTTTGGAGTTCCTTTGTAGAAGAAATTGTCGAATCGCACGGCTTCCAGCCATAAGGAAGCGTCCGCCCTTTGGTTCAACTTCAAAGAGGAAGTGCCAACCGCCATAGCATACCCAATCCCAGCGAACAGGGCGTTTTTGATGTTGTTGTCCTCCGCCCACTTGGATATGTAAGTCAAAGACTTGTCCGCGTTGGAATTGTTCTCCGCTTTCCTGAAAATCGGTCGCTCGCCAACGATTTGCCTTGTGAAGCCTTTGATCAGTTGCGAGCCGATACGGGTTGAGATGATTCCCGTCTGGCTATGCAGTGACGGAACATACCCATCAAGCCAAGAGCACGCCAATTTGATATAGCGATAGTAATAGTCTTTGTAATACTTCGGAATGAGCGCTCCAAAAAGCGAGTTGTTAGCGTAGGTATATGTGTCATTGATTGCTTTGACAAGCCCTTGGACGGCTTCGATGTTTAAATCCGAAAGTTCGTTAGACATTATTATGCTCCTTTGTTCAATTTATCGTGAAGTTCGGTAATCACGTCCGAAATAGCGTCCGCGACATTGGCAACGCCCATTTTTTTGGCGATCACGAGCAAAAGGCGAATGATGTCGGTTTGGTTGTCGCAGATGTTCTTTAGGTAGGCGACTTCGAGCATATCCGCCCTGAACTGCATTTGGCGGAGATTCTTCGCGTTCAAATTGCGAATGTCCAATTCCCCCTCTCCGCATTTGAAGTCGGAATCGCTCATAATGACGGGTTGTTTCGCCAACTCGAAAATCGTCTTGATCGTCTCCTCTTCTTTAGAAGTCAATTCGGTAGCACCGATTTTCTGCTCCTTGATTTCTTCTTTGATTTTATTCTCGTCCATATTTCTAGTCTCCTATTTATCAATAATATCATTTAGAAGGGCATTTGGAATAGCACTCACCTTTAGCCTGTTGAAGAATTGGATATTTTCCTGATTGCCGTACCAGAACAAGTTTCCATAGGTGAGCGCGTCCGACACGTCATTGGGCACGATCGGGTCATATCCCGTTTGCTTATCGTTCCAAACCAACGCTTCAAGTTGCTCCGCCAAGAGGTTCTTGTCCTTTATGATCCAGCGGTTGCGGACATAATCGTAATAACCCCCGTAATCTATGATGATGATATTGTCATTTGAGATAGCCGATTGTAGCACGCCAACCATCTCTTGAATCGAGCCTTTTTTGATGGCTTTCACATCAACGCGGTCTCCGAAGAAAAATCGGCATTCTTGGATTAAATCGGGCGCGGCAGAATCGATACGCATAAACACAGGTAGAGGGTTTGAGTAAGGGTGTTCCCTGAACTCTCGGCACGAGATAAGGTGGTAGCGCCTTAATATCTCGTCCAGCCACCGCGATACGTGGTCTTGGACTAATTGATGGTAGCCCATCTGACCGCTTTCTTTTGGATCGTGGTAGAAGATGGGGGCTATGACCGCTTGCCCATTGTTCAAAAGAAGCATTGGGACGAAGGAAGTAGCGTCCCTGTTGACCGCGCCATCACCCCCGATTACGAGACCGACTGGCTTGATTCCGTATTTCTCCCTCGCTCTCTCGAATTGGAGATTGGTGATGACGTGCTTTTCGGGGCGGAACATCGGATAAACCGAGCCGATTCCGGAACTCGAATCACCGAGGTAGAACCAATTATAAAAAGGCTCATTCTGTATCTTGGTCTTGATGATCTCCCGAAGGTCGAAATCGTTAACGAAGTCGAGAATGTCCAAATAGGTAACTCTGCGGACGAACCAATCGGGGTCTTTTTGCTTTTTGAGGATATATTGCGAGAACCAATGGGCGGACTGCGGTTGAGGATTGCCCATAATTATGGTGCGGATTCCCTCTCCGTAGTTACGCCTAAAGGAAGCCAACGCTTCATCGAGGTTGCGCTCTTCCCTTAACTCTTGGGTTTCCTCGCAAATGACGCAGATTAGTTTGTGCTTTGGCTTGATGGACTTCGTGCGAGACATATTAGAGCCACCATAGCCAATGAAATAGATTTTGCCCGTCCCGTCTTTTCGCTCGATCCTTAATGGAGACTTCTTGAACACAAAAAGGTTATAAATATCTTCTCCCATCTCCTGCAACGCTTGGTCGAACTCCTCATAAGACGAATCGCCAAGAGAACCATAAGAAGCCCTCGCCACTATCACATCGTGGTATGGGTTTTGGAGCATTAAAAGGACTGCGATGATCGCGGTGTTCTTCGACTTACCGCCCACTCGACCGCCATAATAGAGGTAATCGTTTTTCTTCCCTTCCACCAAATCGCGGAACGCTTCTGGTATGAGAATCACGCTTTGTTGCCCTCTCCCGACAATTCCTTCTCCAACGCTTCAATGCGTTTGAGAGATTCCTCGGACTTGGAATTGACGAATTTGATTTCAACGGGCTTGATGGGTGTTGGCTTCTCTTCCTGTTGCTTGCCGAACTCGTCTGGTAGGGCGCGCTCCAAGAACCACTCGGACGCTGAAATCTCCGCGTTGTTGGTTGAGGTCGAAACCCTCTTAAGGTGATGGATAACCGAATTTGTTTTGGCTTTCTCACACTCTTGGAAGATGTTATAGATTTCGTTTGCTTCCCTTTTGAAAATGCCCGATGAAAGATAGAGAGCCACCAATTCGGGGTCTGGTTGCGCTTCCTGCTCCGCGATTTCCTCGTGGGTCTCCTTCCTAATCCTTGCGAGGACATCTTTCTTGCCTTGGAGTTTCTTCGCCCCCTCTTTCTCAATGCAGTAGGAGACGGAGTTCGCCACCTTCTCCCAATATCTATACTCGGACAACGAAACACCAGCGTAGTTCAAGGCGGTCTTTAGCGGAGCGCCTAGCGAGAACGCGGTTTTCAGTCGGTTTAGTTTATCGTTTTCTTTCGCCATTTCTTTCTAAGAATAGCACACTTAATACACAACGCAAAACCACCCTTTTTCTCCCCTATTACTTGTAATAGACCCCTTTTAGCCCTTTGTTTTTTCTATACATTTTTTGTATACTCGCCTTATGAACAAGCAAAACAAACGAAAATTGAAAGAGATCATTCGCGCCCTTAAGAAGTCCGATGACGCGGATATAGAAGCATTCTTCGTGCTATTGGCGAGGGCTATCAATGAAGTTCGGGGCGTATCTAAGAAGGGCAAGGAAAAATAAGAAACTCTCAATGCGCCAATTGGGGGAAGCGATCGGGGTTGACGAGATGACCGTCTGGCGTTGGGAGAAGGAGCGTGTCGCTCCCCGTAGGAAAATGCTTCCGTTGCTCGCCAATGTTCTTGGGATAGAACTGCGCGATCTATTCTATTACTACTTTAGTTAAAAAGACCCCACGCGAGAGGGAATCGCGCAAGGTCGGTGGCGGTGGGACGAGTTCCGCCAGATAGAATTTTAACGCTTCTGCACGGAGCGTTTTTTAAATCTTTTTATTTTGTTGATACTTTTTTGTTGCATTTGTGTTGCAACCGGCTTTATAATGGGAGCGTCCAAAGGGACAAGGAGAAAGTTATGCTGACAAAAAAACAAGCCATTGATTTCTTTGAAAAGAGATCGCCAAAAGCCCTACGCGAAAAGGGTATTGTGTCTATCGAAGGTTATTCTTCGCCAGATGGAGAGGAACAACAATTCATCTTTAATGGTGTCTATCTTATCCGTTACATCGTTCCAGAAGCGATGAATTGCTTGATGAAAAAGCAAAATTACGCCCAGACTTTAAGAGGAATCAAATGCTCGAAAAAAGAGATGGTGAAATATGGCGAGTATCTAAAGAGCAAAGGTTGGAAAACCGACACCGCGAACATCATCAAAGAAATAGACGAGTTTATCGAAAAGATGTTCAAGAAATATGGGTTTAAGGGATCGTTCCACATTTCGCAATTAAACGAGGAAGATCGAATCCATTTGCAGGGATTATACAAAGAATGTGAGGAGAGCAAACAAAGATTGAATTGACCGATCAGAAAATCAAGACCGCTCTGGGAAGGGCGGTTTTCTTTTTTCGGTTTTGTAACTTTCTTGTTGCAAGCGTGTTGCATTTGTGTATAATTTAGGTAAGCCGAAAGGCAAAGGAGAAAATGCTATGGATTGCTACAAGAAGATCATTCGCCCCTACTTCGACCCTTGGAGCGAGGAATGGAAAAAAGGCACTTTCTTGGCTGGTGGACTTCAAGCCGATGGACACCTTGCCTATGACCGCCTTGACGAAGAAGGGAATGTCATCAAGGGAGAGGAAACCTCTTGGTATCAAGTCAGATACGAAGGAAAACTTGTGATGTTCCACATCTAAGGAGAAACAAAAATGAAACTAGCGGACATCATCAACAAAGCGAAAGAGAAGTTCGAGCAAGGCGAAAGGCGCGACTACTACGAAGGGATCGTCAATGGAATCCGCTTCGCACTCTCCACCGAGGAGTTAGCCACCTTAAGGGAAGACCTCATTAAAGAGAGAGACAGATTAAGGGACGGGGTTATGGGCGCAGAAGAAATCGTCCGAATCGCGGAGATCAATGACATCTTGGGGCAGTAGCCCCTTCCTAATCCAGCCGAGGTCGGTCACAAGCCCGAATAAATGGAGAGTGGGAAAGGAGCGAAATGAAGAACGCTTTAAGAGAATGGCGAGTGCTTAGGGGTTACTCCCAAGCGGAACTCGCGCAGAAGATCGGGGTCAACCGAGCCACACTACATCGGTGGGAGACAGGGTTAAGCAAACCCTTTCCAAAGCACCTAAAGGCGTTGTCTACTGCCTTGAAAGTGGACACGAAGATCATTAAGGAGAACTTAGATGGACAAGATTAAAAGCGTGTTCGACACTCTGAACGAGATCAATGTCAACGAACACACCGAGAAGAAGAACAACCTCACCTATCTCTCGTGGGCGTGGGCTTGGGCGGAAGTCAAAAAGAAATACCCCTTAGCCAATTACACCATCTACGAGAACAAAGACGGCTGGAACTACTTTACCGATGGCAAGACCGCTTGGGTAAAGACGGGGGTGACCATCGAGGGCTTGGAACATATTGAATACCTGCCCGTGATGGATTACAAAAATCAGTCTATCCCCCTCGAAAGGATCACATCGTTTGATGTCAACAAGGCAATCCAAAGGTCTTTGACTAAGGCGGTTGCCCGTCACGGCTTAGGTTTATACATTTATGCTGGCGAGGACTTGCCAGAAAACGCTTCTGACGAGCCGAAAGAGGGCAAGCCGACCAATTCCGCGTCCGTTGGAGATTTACGCGAGAAAGCGCGCCTTATTGCGAAATGCACCGACTTGGGAATCTCGCTCGACCGCCTTGCAACCTACAAAGGGAAGGATAAAGCGCAGTTGACGAATCTCGACCTCGCGGAAGCCATAGAAATGAAGGAGAAGCACAATGCCAGAAATTAGGTTTGATAAAGAAGGGCACAAGTATTTCTTGGGTGATCGGGAGTTGGTCTCGGTCACCACCCTTCTCCAAGAGATGAAAATCTCCCCCGACTACTCGATGGTCGATGAAGAAGTCTTAAAGGCGAAAGCCGACAAAGGCACGCTCATTCACAAAGAGATCGAGGAATATCTCAAAGAGGGCAAAGTCGGCTTCACGAAGGAACTCCAAAGTTTCATCAAGTGGAGAGAGGAATCGGGCGCGACCGACTTCAAGAGCGAGTTTATGCTCAATAATGATTTGATCGCTGGAACTTGCGACCTTATGTTCAAATGCGATGGCTTCAATTACATCGCGGACATCAAGACCACATCTACCCTTCATAAGAACTCGGTGAGTTGGCAATTGTCGCTCTATAACTACTTGAACGGCAGTTTGGCGGATTTTGCCCAAGCGTTCCACTTCGTAGACGGGGAGTTGATGATCGTTTCTGTTCCCTTGAAGCCGAAAGAGGAAATCGAGGAACTTCTTAAGTGCTATCAAGAAAAGAGGGAATATAAGCCACTTACGATTATCCCCAACGAAGCGTTAGCCACGATCCAAGAAGCGGAAGCGATCATCGCCAAATGCAAACGCGATATGGAAGAAGCCGAAGCGCGGAAAAAGGAAGTGACCGAAGCCATTATGGGCGTTATGGAAGAGCGCGGAATCCTCACTTACGAAACCGACAACATCAAACTGACCTATGTTGCCCCGATGGTGAAAAAGGTCATCGACACCGCGAAATTCAAAAAGGAGCACCCAGAACTCGCGGAAGCCTACACCAAGACGCAAAACTGCAAAGCGCAGTTAAGAATCAAATTGAAAGGAGAATGATATGAATGTCTTAGTTGTAAGTGGCAACCTCTCGAAAGAGCCAGAGTTGCGGAAAACCCTATCGGGCACATCGGTGGCGAGTTCCACCATCGCGGTCAACCGAGCAAGGAAGAACGCCAACGGAGAAAAGGAGACGGACTTCATCGCGTTCTCGTGCTTCGGGCAGACTGCCGACTACTTGGTAAAATACGCCCACAAAGGCGATAGGGCGGAATTGTCGGGTAGGTTGGAAAGCCATTCCTACACAGACAAGCAAGGCAATACTAGGGTTGTTTGGGAGATGATCGCGGAGCAAGTCACCATCTTCAATAAGAAAGAAGAGAACGATAAGCCGAAGCCCATCACCCCCGAAAACGCCTACTACGATACGCCTATGGACGATGATTCTCTACCCTTCTGAAAAATGGGGAGCGCAAAAACTCCCCTTAACTTATGCTTGAAAAATATACGAGCGCTAGTATCATAGTTAATAGAAAGGAGTATGTGCTATGAGGAACAGACGAATGACGAGCGTTAGCGTCATAAGAAGCGATTTCTTCTTGGATATGCCATTAAGTGCCCAAGCCCTCTACTTCCAACTCAATGCGGAAGCGGACGATGACGGGATTGTGGCTAACCCAAAGAGCGTAATGCGCTTGATCGGTGCTAACACAAATGACTTCGACATTCTCTTGGCTAAGAAGTTCCTAATCAAGTTCGAGGACGGGACGATAGCGATCAAACATTGGAGAGTGAATAACTCAATCCCAAAAGACCGCTATAAGCCCACGGAATACCAAGAGAATATGTCTCTTCTCTACTTAAAAGACAATGGGATTTATACCCTTGACCCCACAAAGGGAACACCCTGTTTACAATCTGTATCCACATCTGGTAACACTTCGTATCCACAGGTGGTATCCCAAGATAATATAAGTAAAGAAAAGATAAGAGAAGTTAATCTAAGTAAAGAGAATAAAAGAGAAGATGAAGATAATGATTTAGATTCTCTCGATGTCTCTGACGAGACTTGGGAACAAAAGCGAAAAGCATATATCCAAGTCAATGATCTTATCAAATCGAGACAACAACAAAATGATGACGATGATGATAAACCATTTTAGAAAGGAGAAATTGCTATGACTAAAATCGAGATCATCGAACTAATCAAAGAGGACGAAAGGCGAATTAAGGTACAAATGACCCGTCTGACTTCTATCGCGCTTCTAATCAACGATTTAGAAGATGTTGATGACGAGGACAAGATGGAAGCGATCAAGGACATTGATGACGCGAAAGGAGACTTAAATGACGCGCTTACTTGGGTCGGATTCGCCAGAAAGGACATTGAAAGATGAAAGGCTTTGGAGTGATGACTTGTTCATCGGACGAATTGGACTTGATCGGTGGCTACCAAAACCCGAAATGGGATAACCTCTCGGACAACGATGTTCAAGACAAGTGCGAGGAGATGGGGGTTTATGAAGAATGCTCCGATTCCTATATGCAAGCGTTCCGCCACTACCAAATCTGTGACGAGAAACTATTGAACAAAGGTTTCTACTACGCACTCGTGGAAGCCGATGACGAAACCCGATATGTCGAGGTCAAATTCTTCAAGGAAGGGAAAAAGGAAAATGAAACAATTTGAATTAACGCCCCGTCAATGGGCGCTCTACCGTCTTATCAAGGAAAATACCGAGCAAGGCAAGAAAACCTCTCAAAAGGAGATTTACGAAGAAATAGAGGGGTATGAGTGGAACGAGACTTCCCACGATCATTGCCCAGCCATCTGGAAGGACATCAACGGAGCGAAGGGTATCAATTGGCATTATCGCATTACCAAAACCATCGTCACCGACAACAACGAGTATTGGATTGGGAACGAAGAAGAGGTCAAGGCTTATCTCGACAAACTATGGCAATCCATCGAATCGAGGCTCTTCCGCTTCTGGGCAATCCAACGCAAAGCGAAGAACCACGGGCAAATGGAACTCCTTGATAGGGAAGGAAAGGAGATTGAGGACGGGAGCAAGGCGAGGGGCTGGATCGAGGCTTATCTCGACCACCCAGATTTAAATGCCTGATTGGATATTGTATCTGACAGCGTTCTTCGTTGCGATTTGGCTGATTATCTTAGGCTTAATTCCAACAACCTACGCGGTCTGCTGGGGCATTGTCCTCTGCATTTGGATAGGGGACTTATTAAAAGGAAAGGACGAAGAAGAATGATTATTCCGAAAAAATACGAGAGCGATTACGAGATTTATCGCAAGAAGAAAATGAACTGCCGTCTCATTAAATTAGGGGACGCTGGGAAACTTAGGGTTAAGGTTTTGATCGCCATAACCGCAGGACGAGGAAGCCAAAAACGATTCAACGGCTTCTTTGAGGACTTCGCGGACATCAATTTGGTGGGTGACACCTTCGCGGACTTATATCTCTTGACCGAGCGAAAGCCGATTAGGGTCAAATATTCGAATGGCGATGTTCTTATTGAGGACGATGTATGAAATGCTTTGTAATGAAGAATGGAGACATCGTTCCAGCAGACAAAGTAGCCGATATTCGGGAGAAGGACGGCAAAACCATCATTAAGTATGTCAAGACCTTAACGCTCGCGAATGTCGATAGGACGATGACTTGTTATGACGAAGCGATAGCGTTTAGGAATATGAAGGAGAACGAAGAATGAAACGCTATGCCGTGACCGCTATTGGCTTTTCCGCCCTATCCGTTGCCTTTCTCATTGCAGGTTGCGTCATCGTGTTCTCGTTTAGCAATGACGAAGATGGGGTGATGATCCTTAACTTCGCGTTATTGTTCGGAACACTTAGTGGCGGAATGGCATTGGGAAAGTTCTTAGATTTTTTGGATAAAGGAGACGAAAAATGAAATACATCAGAACGAAGGACGCGATTTACCAAGACCTCGGAACTGACAACCTCGGCTGGAGAATGATTCTTTGTGGGAAGCACTCCCAGACATTAGACCCAAAAGAAAATGTCATCAACGAAGCCGACACCATCAAAGACCTATGCGACTGCTTCATTGAGGTAGGGTTAGGCAACCCTATGGTGGTTACTTGGGAGTATGTCCTGCACGATGAAGACAGGCGAAACTTCGATGTCTATGGCGCGATTTCGACCGCCAAAGGCATTATCTATGTCGCAAAACTGAACGATGAAGGGGAGTTGGAGTTGTTATGATTAAAGTTGAAGATTTGCCAAGATATGTCGGCAAAGAGGTGTTCGTAATCGGTAGCAAAACAAAAGAATTTGCAGAGGGGCATTATTGGTCTTTCTCCAAACCAGTCAAAGTGAAAATAAAAAACATTTCGTTAGCGCTTGACGAAGATGGAGAAATCATAGAAGAAGTCAATGTTCTTGGCTTAAATTACGAGATTTTCCCTCCCCTTCATTGCTCGGACTTATACGCCACGAAAGAAGAGTGCGAAGAGATTTCCAAAAAGAAACTCGAAGACGATATTGACCACGCCAAAGCAATCATAAAAGAATTGGAAAAGGAGTTGTTATGAGACTTACGAAGAAAGACGATTTGTTCTCAGGTGGCTATGAGCCACTTGCACCATATTGCGATGTAGCATCGAAACTCGGCAAGTTAGAAGACATCGAGGAATTGTGCGAGAAAGTTACGAAGCAACCCTATTACCAAAAATACTCGGACGGAACTATATCTAAGGTAGACGATACGGATTGCATTGCGCTTTATTACTTTGAAGAAAATGCGATAGTCCTCATTTACGCTGGTGAATGGTATGACAATCTAAAAATCAATGAATACGGCAAGACTTGGGCGATAACGAAAGAGGAACTTGAATGATCGTCTCTGTCCCCCTTTGGCTCATTATCCTCTTAGCCGTTCTCGCTTCGCCCGTTGTCCTCTTGATCGGGTTGATGGCTGGCTATTGCTTCGTGCTGATATGCTTCGAGGTTGCCGACTTACTCACAAGCCCCCATTAGGGGGTTTTCTTTAGTTGCCCTATGTAAACTCTTAGTTTACGAATGTATATAGAAGCGTATAATGGTAGATAGAAAGGAGAAAGTGCTATGAGAGTTAACTCGATCATTGTCCATCTTGACGGCTACCTTTTCTTGCACTCCGCCTGTTTTGCCCAAAGGGGCGGTGTTATGAGCGAGAGCCACAAGAAGCACCTAGAGGATAACTTCAAACTCCATTCCTACGAGAAAGACGGGGAAATGGTTTACGAGTTCGCTTCTGGACAAATTGGCTTTAGCGATAAAGAGATGGCTAAAATGCTCAAAGAACAAGGTTTATTCTTCGAGAAATCATCTGTCGAAGAGATTTACCTCTAAATGTCGGCTTTGCCCGTTGAGCCACAATCAATGGGCTTTAAGGAGTATTTATGAAACGAATGAAATTGAAACTAAAACGAATTTCCCTCGGTATCGGCTTCTGTGAGATGGCGGAGAAAATCGGAATCAGCAAGCAGGCGTATTACAAGATCGAGAACGGCATTTCAAACGCCAAGTTAGAAGTCTGGAAGAAGATTCAAGACATTCTCGAATTAAGGGACGAGGAGATGTGGGAGATCATCAAGGAGTGAGTTATGTTTGAGCAAATCAATTTGTTTGAAGCGACTTACGAGAAGCAGAAACTCCCAAAGCATATCCGCTTGATTGAGTTCTTTGCTGGAATTGGTGCGCAAGCGAAAGCCCTTGAAATCCTAAAAGCCGACTTCGAGTGTTGGCGGACTTGCGAATGGTCTTGGCAATCCATCACCGCTTACAACGCTATCCACCACAATGGAGAAGTCTGTGATACCTCTAATTTGTCCTATGACGAGGTTTTAAAGCGAATTGAGGGCGTGTCCAATGATTATTGCCAACCTATGACGGAGAAGCAATTAAAAGCCAAAGGGGAAAAGTGGGCTAGGGAGTTGTTAGGGAGAATGATCGCCAACAAAAACTTCTGCCCCGATGTATCACGGTTGCACGCAAAAGATTTGGATATAAGAGAGAGAGATAGAAACGCGTATGTGCTTACTTACTCTTTCCCTTGCCAAGACTTGTCAAACGCAGGGTTGCAAAAGGGAATGGAGAAAGGAAGCGGAACGAGGTCGGGGCTTCTTTGGGAAGTCGAGAGAATCCTATTGGAGTGCAAAGAACTAGATTGTTTGCCCCAAGTTCTCTTGATGGAGAATGTCCCAGCCGTTTGCGGTGCTAATAATGATAAACCGTGGAACGAATGGTTAGACGCTCTTCATAAGATGGGCTACACGAACTATTGGAAGATTCTCAATGCCAAAAATTACGGAATACCGCAAAACCGAAAGAGGTGCTTTATGGTCTCGATCTTAGGTAAAGCGTCATACACATTCCCAAGGAAGCAAAAACTGAAATACCGCCTAAAAGACTTTATCGAGAAGAAGGTGGACGAAAGTTATTACCTCTCCGAAGAGTTGGTTGAGAACTTCAAGAGGTTTGACGAAAATGGAAACCCTTTCTAGCCGTTCCATCTGC